AAACATTAAAGATATGCTCAAGTTCATGACCGAGGTGCAGACTCGGTTTGATAAAGAAGTATGTGCTACAAACAAAGAACGGTTTTGGTCAGCCTTGATTGCATCCGTTATGTCAGGTGGGCACTATGCTCAGCAGTTAGGATTGCATGACTATGATTTAAAACGTATCTACGCATGGGCACTAGAGATGGTTACTTATATGCGTGCTGACGTGGAAAGCCTAAAAGCCGACCATGACATGATCCTATCCGACTTTATCAGGACGCACATTAACAACATCCTAATTATTGACGACGGCATTGACAAACGACTTGGCATGGCAAAACCTGCCATCCGTGAACCACGAAACGAATTGCGTATCCGCCACGAGCCTGATACCAACTTGACTTTTATACCAGTAGAAGAACTAAGAAATTGGTGTGCCCAGCGTCAGTTGTATTACAAAGACCTGATTTCCGAATTAAAGGATAAAGGTATTTACGTTAGGAACGAAAAGAAACGCCTTGGAAAAGGCACCGACATCCCTACTCCACCATCGTATTGCATCGTGTTGGATTCGAGCAGGGGGCATTTTATTGACATCTTAGACGGAGAAAACAATGAATTGGAAAACAGCAAATAACAAAGACGAGTCTGTTGACGTAGTAAACCAACCCCCACACTACAAGGTAGGGGGTATAGAAACGATTGATTACCTGCAAGCTAAGCTATCTCCAGAAGCGTTCAAAGGATTCTTGCATGGCAACACGTTGAAGTATCTTAGCCGTGCGGACCACAAAGGTAATGCTATGGAAGACTTTAAAAAAGCACAGTGGTATTTAAATAGGTTAGTGGAGGCTGGCGATGAGAATGAGTGAACTAAAACCTGTTGGGGTACGTAAGTCTATTAGCGATTTATGTGCGGCTACGTATTCGTGCTTTCCTATCGGACCAAAATCTTCATCTAAAAAGACATGGCTAAAAGACAAGGACTTATACCTTGCTGATATAAGCGGCACCGAACGAGTAGTTACCCCAGTATATTTTTTGACCGACATGAATAAAACTGTGTACATGATGGACGCAGTAACAGGCAGTATGTTCACTATTAAAGGTGGGAGATGTTTGACTTCTGACCGACTTGAGATGCACGGGTTTGTAAAGGAAAACGGGCTTGATAAACGACTAATGAAAGTTAGAAGCGAGCAATTCTTAGGAGGTGACGAATGAAAAAGATGGAAGAAAGTGATTGGGTTGTACTAAGATTGTTACGTTGTTTAGCTAGATGCACGTTTAGAAACCCTACCGACATGGATAAAGCTGTTGATTATCTTGAATCTAAATACGGTGTGGCTTTTTGTAGGAAGTGCTGGAATGATTTGAGCGAACATAGTAACTTTGAAAGGTAAATATGAAAGATACACCATACAACAACGGCAAAGTAAAGATTGGTGATGCTGTTTATCTTAACAAGTTAGCTAATCCGCCATACGTAGAACAAGATGAGGATATGCTTGAACTACAAAGCTATTTAATTCAAGACCCCCGCATATTAAACAAAGAGTATTGGTTTAAGCGTTTATATATTGCATTCCTTCTGTTTGTTCTAACCATAATCTTGATGGCACATTAATATGAACCCAAAAGGAAAAAAAGTAAGAGACAAAAAGCTGACCTCAAGAGATTGGGAAAGGATGGCGGCATATGGCTACGGCTTCTTCTATGGGAAATCGGGCTATGAGCTAGATGCTCCTTGGCATCACGAAGACCCTGACTATAAGTATGTAATGCAAGGTTTTATGGATGGGCATGAACTGTTTTGCATATATGGCGTGGAAGATAGTTATGTAAACTATAACTTTGATATACCCGAAGATAAAAATGGTAAGTATGTACATATAAATATAGATACAGGGGAAGATAAATGATAGTTACCATTCTTAATATGTTTGCTCTGTTCGTGGCTACCTGTGCGGTGCTGATATTTATGGTGGTGTTTAGCTTCTTCCTGTTCATTATGTATGCCTGTGTACACATTGGATGGAAAGAAATCAAAGGCATGTCGTTGTCTGAACTGTGGAATAGGATTCAGAAATGAATGAACCAGTAGCGTGGATTTCACGAGATGTTTTGGATGCAGACCATATTATTAAAGCCGTAGTGCGTAGAGAACAGGATGAGCAACATACTATTCCACTCTATACCCATCCAGTAAAAGAACTAACAGATGAGGAAATACTGCAATTTCAAGACAAAGTTCCTTACACACTTGGTTCTGATTTAATTGAATTTGCTAGAGCAATACTAAGAAAGGCACAAGAGAAATGAACAATGAACCAGTAGCGTGGGCTTATGAAGCCATAAATGTAGACGGCAAGCCGTATTTGTCTGATGTTGCATTAAAGCCTTTGTTTGGTTTAGTTGCTAGATATGGATACAAAGAAATTCCACTCTACACCCATCCAGCAAAGACACTAACAGATGAGGAAATAAAAGATGTGTATTTCAATACTTTTAATTGGAACTTTAGCGAAAGTGCATCTAGTCCGTTTTTGGATTTTGCTAGAGCAATACTAAGAAAGGCACAAGAGAAATGAGAAAGGTGAGCATACGAACAGTTGAAAATACTATTGGGCTGGCACGTAGTGTTGCTGATGGAACAACCAAATTTCCTTTTATGGGTTATTGCGCAGACCTGATGGAAAAGATGCTAGAAGAAATTAAAATGCTACGCCAACAAGCAGACTACATAAAACATTTGGAACAGGGGTTGGAGTCATCCATAGCGTTAAACAAAGCACAAGCGGAAAGACAAAATAAATGACATTTTTAGTAGCTAACATACCCCCCGTTAAATGCTTTGTGCGTAAAGAGTATCTTTACAACCATGAGAAAGGACATGGGGAACTTGAGCCGTGTGTATGGATGACCGCCAAAGCAATCAAGGGTCAAGCGTTTCGCATTGAGTCGATGCTAACTAACTACGGGGCGTTGTACGACAAGTTACCTATTAGTGCCTATGTGTGGAAGGAAGTCCTTGTAGACCCGTTGCATCATTTACCTTTAGACCACCTACAAATATGGGACTGCCTGTCATATGATATGGCGGTGATTGAGAAGTCTAATCTGCGGGGTTTAAAGGTTAAGTTCTTTGGTAAGGACAAGCAGTTTCACTTTGGCAATTACCTGTTCACCATTGACTTTGCCAGCCCTGATACCAATCGTATAGATACTAGCTTTTCAGAAGGCGTTGAGGAGCATAAGTCGTACAACTTTATTAAGCTGGATAACGGACAATTTGCCTGCCAACCTAATAACCGATGCCTTTGGTACGATGTATCACTAGTGCCAGCAGTTTTAAAAACACCTGACTTTCGCATACCTACTGAGGTATATAGTGTTGAGAACCACGCTAAGTGGAGTGCTAAGGATGAATGGTTTTATAACTTTGAGGAGATTAAAACATGACCACCTTTACGACTGAAGATAGAGAGAACTCATCGCCCCCACATATTGTGAATAGCGGTGCTAGTGTTAAAACCTTAGCAGATTTTATAGAACAGGAGAACCGAGAAGAAATGTTACGCAATCAACTACACCTGCTACAAGATAGGATTAAAGAACTAGAAATGGAAACCTTTAAACTACGTAGGCAAATGGAACAACTACTGTCGGAGAAATGGTGAAAAGGCAAACACTAAACCTAGAACAACTTGTCTATTTAAGTGAGCGTAAAGTTGCTCGTTACATGGGGGTAACGCTTAAACAATACAGGGAAGAACGAGATGCACTAACTGAAGCATTGGGATTGACGGAGAAAAAAAGTGGAATATATCATCAAAAACAAGAACGACGAAAGCATAGAGTAAATGGCAGGCAATAAAAAATCTTCTGAGCGAAACATGACTCAACAAGAAATTGCTGATGCTCTTGGTATGAGTAGGGCGCATGTCTCTCAGATAGAAGAAAGAGCCATGAAGAAGGTCAAGAAGATTATTAAAGAACGAAAGCTTAAGAGTCATCACTTTTTTGATGACAAAGACGACGATGGTCGTTGCTAACTAAGGAAAACACATGGAACCAGTAGACGTAAAACCAATTGAACCACCTAAAGAACAACGCAAGATAATGATTGCCACCCCTATGTA